GGTCGCGGCGAGCGGACAGACCGTTGGATTGCGGACGGCGCGGCGGCTGGCGGTACCCGCGCAGGGCACCCTGACGGCGGCAGGCCAGACCGTAACGCTGACCCGAACGACCGCGGCCGGCACCCGACTCGACCCGGCCAAGACCTCGTCTCTCGTTACGCTGTCGAACTCTAATCGCACCGCGACCCGCAGCGGCACGGCCTATTACGCCTCGACCCTGTCGGACAAGAGCGCCAACAGTACAGTTAATGCTTTCCTGCATGTTGAGACTACCAATACGGCATCACTTGATAGCGGTATTGGTGTTTCCAATGCCGTGCTGCCTGACAGCCCTGCCGGTGTCGCCGACTGGCTCGGCTGGGACACCAACTCGATCGGGCTTTACAAAGATCAGATCTGGTACAACAGCGTCCAGGTCGGGACGCTGGCGACAGTACCAAATCCTGCCGATGTCATTGCATTTGAGATTCATCGCGGGTTACAGCAGGTCTGGTATCGCAACGTCACCAAAAACGAGGCGTGGTGGCCGAGTCTCAGCACTGGCTACTCGATTGGTTCGCTGGCCAGCGGGACATTGTATTTTGGGTTCTCGTTAGGCGTATCTGACGCCAAGACCGTTAATTTCGACGGCGTTTTTGCCGACGACACTATTTTTAGCCCCATCGTGGTAAGATGGGACGGCACGCCGATCCCCGCCGCGGCGGGTGCCGGCAGTATCGTCATCAGCGGCCAGACCGCTGCCCTGCGCCACGCCTATAGGCTGGTAGCCGGCACCGGAACGCTGGCGCTAAGCGGGCAGACCGCGGTTCTGCGCGAAGCCCGCAAACTGCTGGTGCCGGTCCAGGGCACCATCACCGCCGCTGGTCAGACCGCGATCCTTCGGTTCGGGCATAAATTCCCGGCGTTGAACGGCACGCTGACGCTCAGCGGTCAGACCGCGACGCTGAAGCGCAGCTACGTCATGCCGGCCGGGCTTGGCACCCTGACGCTGTCGGGCTGGCCAGTCGGCCTGACCCTGGTCCACAAGCTGGTAATGCCGGCGTCGCTGGGGACGCTAACCGCTGCCGGCCAGGCAATAACCCTGCGCTATACCAGGGTTTTCCCGCTCACCCAGGGCACGCTGACCGCGGCCGGTCAGACCGTGACGCTGCGCTACGCCCGCCGTCCCGCTGCCGGGCTCGGCACCCTGACGCTGGCAGGCCAGACGGCGGGCCTGCGCTACGGCCATGTGATGGCCGCTGGCACCGGCACGCTGACGCTGGCGGGGCAGCTCAACAGGCTCGCCTACAAGCGGACCATGGCGGTCACGCAAGGCACCATCGTCGTCAGCGGCCAGACCGTCAACCTGATCAGTTCGAGCAATCCGAACAAGTCGCTGCCCGCTGGCGTCGGTCAGCTGACGCTGGCCGGACAAACTGTCGGTTGCCGCGCTGCCCGTGTCATGACGGCCGGGACCGGCGCACTGACGCTGTCCGGTCAGAACGTCTCGCTTCGTGAGGCCCATCGACTGGCGGTCCCGGCGCAGGGTACGCTGACACTGGCCGGTCAGGCCGTAACCTTACGCTGCAGCCACAGCATGGCGGCGGCGTTGGGTACGCTGACGCTGAATGGTCAGCCTGTCGGCCTGCCGCGCAAGCGTGTCATGCCGGTTACGACGGGGACCATTACCCTGTTCGGGCCGGTCGTTAACCTGATCAGTTCGAGTAGCCCGAACAAGCTGCTGCCGGCCGGCGTCGGTGTCGTCAGATTGTCCGGGCAGGATGCCGGCTTCCGCTTTGCCCATGTCCTGACCGCAGGTCAGGGTACGCTGACGCTGACCGGGCAAATCGCAGGCTTGCGTGGTTTCCACAAGCTGTCGATCGGCACCGGTACGCTGACCATCAATGGTCAGCCAGTCGCGTTTGTGCATACCGGGCCGACCGCGGCGCGCATGCCGGCAGAAACCAGTAACGTTATTTTCTTCAGTCAATGGACCGAGCTGCGTTACGTCCCGGCGCCGCCACCCTTTGTGGTATCGCCGCCGCCGTCGCGGCGTGACTACAGCTGGCACGATCGCGGGCCCGGCCTGCACAAACGCTGGCACCGGAGATAACATGCAATTGTCGCCGGAACGCGCCGCCGCCGAGGTGATGTACCGCCGCGAGGTCCGTGGCTCACTGGCCAGATGGGCCGAGCATTGCGGCTTCAGGCCGGCCGCGCACCACCGCATGCTGATTGAGCACTTGGAAAAGGTTGCGCGCGGCGAGATCGACCGGCTGGCGGTATTCATGCCGCCGGGCTCGGCCAAGTCGACCTATGCCAGCATTCTGTTTCCGTCGTGGGTGCTGTCACAGGATCCTAAAGCGCAATTCCTTGCGGCGAGTCATACCACAGAACTGGCCGAGCGTTGGGGTCGGCGAGTTCGCAATCTGGTAACCGAGAACACCACCATCCTTCATGTCCACCTTTCCGAGGAACAGGCGGTCGGGCGCTGGGGACTGGCCGAGGGTGGCGAGTACATGGCGGCCGGCGCCAATGTCGGTATCGCCGGTTTCAGGGCCAAGTATGGACTGATCGATGACCCGATCCGTAGTCGTCAGGATGCTGACAGCGTGCTGGTTCGCGATCGGATTTGGGACTGGTATCTTAATGACTTCAGGCCTCGTCTTATTCCTCATGCACGTCAGGTGCTGATCCAGTGTCTGTCAGGTGACGCCATGATCAGTATGGCGAACGGAAACCTGAAACGAATTGACGCTATCACACCCGGCGAGCGTGTTGCCTCTTGGAACGGGACCCGGATTATCTATAGCAAAGTCACCGCGACGGTTGACAATGGTTGTGATCAAACCTATTCGATTAGGACGAGTGGATCGGTAGTCCGCGCCAACGCGCGGCATCCGTTCCTTGTTCTATCGGACGGAGGTTTGAAGTGGGTAAGGACAAAGGACTTACGGTGTGGAATGCACATCGTGTCGCAAAGCACGGCGCTTACAAAGGGATCGCCTGCTCCGTCGATGAGTGTACGTTACCCGCGAAATGCCGGGGGATGTGCAACAAGCACTACAACAAAGCCAAATGGCACGCAGGGTCTAAACCGCCTTCAGCTACTGCACCCTATCGATTGGCGCTTCGTCGTAAGTGGCGCTACGGAATTGATGAAGCGGATTTTGAGCGCATGCTTGCCGATCAGGGCGGGCTTTGCGCCATATGCCGAACCGATGGCAGCGTTGGCAGGCCACGACATTGGATCACCAATCTCGTACCCGACCACAATCATACGACGGGAAAACTGCGCGGCCTCCTATGCAACGATTGCAACAGAATTGCCGGGCGAGCTAGAGATACCGCAATTCTGGAACGCGCCATCGAATACGTCAGAACTCGATACTGACATTGTCGAGAGCGTGCTTCCGTGGGGCCTAGAGCCAGTATATGATCTAACAGTCGAAAATACCCATAATTTTCAAGCCAATGGCTTGTGGTGTTCGAATACCAGATGGCATGAAGATGACCTTGCCGGTCGATGCCTCAACCACCAGCCGTGGACTGTGCTTTCACTGCCGGCGTTCGCTAAATCCGACGATCAGCTGGGACGCGCTATTGATCAGCCCCTGTGGGCCGATGATGATTATGGCTATGGCGATCAGCTCGTCAGTCTGCGAGATACAACGCCGCCACGGATCTGGAGTGCTCTGTATCAACAAGAGCCGTCTCCGGATACAGGAGATTACTTCAAGGAAGACTGGCTGCATCCGGTAGATATTCTGCCCGATCGATCAACGATGCGGACTTACGGCGCCAGCGATTACGCAGTGACCGGCGAAGGCGGCGACTATACCGTTCATGTCGTATTCGGCCTCGATCACCTCAATCATCTCTATCTGCTCGACGTCTGGCGCGGCCAGAAGAAATCCGATGTATGGGTGGAGGCGTTCTGTGACCTCGTACAAAAATACCGGCCGCTGGCATGGGCCGAGGAAGGCGGGCAGATCAAGTCAGGGATCGGGCCGTTCCTCGATCGACAGATGCGAGAGCGACGAGTTTACGTCAACCGCACCGCGTTTCCAACGCGGGGTGATAAGTCAATCAGGGCCAGGAGTATTCAGGGTCGCATGGCCCTCGACGGGCTCTACTACCCCAAGCGCGCGCCCTGGGTCGCGGACTGGCTGGCGGAATTATTGAATTTCCCCGCCTCCAAGCACGACGACCAGTGCGACGCGATGGGACTGTGTGGTCAGCTACTCGACCAGATGGTGAAGGGTCGCGCCGGCCAGGTCGCGGTATTTGCCAAGCCGAAGGATGGCTACACATCGACCCGTGACCGGATCAAAACCGTGGATGCGATGACGCTATGAGTGAACGCGATCGAGCACGATCAAAAGATTATTTCTTTCGCACTCCCGGCGCCAATGTCGACAACCGGATCGACGAGCCCGCGCATGTCACCGCCGCACGTAATTTAATGAGTACGCCAGAGCTGGAATATGCATGGCGAAAACCATTATTGCCGATGACGCCGCTGTCAAAGCTGGGGCAGCAACTCGGCGCGCAGGATATCGCCAGGCCTTCCCCGGAGGAAGTGGCGAAATACCTGGCCAATATCGATGCCCTGAACGCGCCGCCGACCTTTAACCAGCGCTGGCCGGATGATCTGCAGATGACTGGCATGCGTCCAATGTCGCCATCCACCGAGCGGGGATTTACGTCTCTGCCGCCTAACTATTCGCCGGAAGACCTGGCCAGGTGGCGGCGGGAGGCCGGCTATCAATGATCACGCTTGAACCGCTCCGCGACACCGTTGATACCTATGCCGATGATAAGGCCCCGAAGCTGACCCTGCGTCGCCGCGAGTTCGAGGATTACGCTTCTTCCAAGGCCCGTGAGATCGACGAGGCGCGCAATTCATGGCGCTATTATCATGTCGATCAATGGAACTCGGATCAACTGGGTATTCTCAAGAAACGCCATCAGCCCGCCATTACCTTTGACCGTACCGGCCGCAAACTCGATAGTCTCTCAGGAACAATCCGCCGGCTGCGTACCGATCCAAAGGCCTTTCCCAACACGCCGAAGGGCGAACAGGGCGCCGAAGTCGCCACCCAGGTCATCAGGACCATCAATGACGCCTCTTTCGCCGAGGATCTTGAAGTCGAATGCTGCCGCGATGCCCTTATCCACGGCTTTGGCGTCGACGAGCTTGTGCTCGGCACTGGGGACAAGGGTGATCCCGACCTGCGTTTTGCCTACGTGGACCCAAAGACCTTTTTCTATGACCCGCGTAGTGTACGGAGTAACTTCCAGGACGTCCGATATCACGGTGTCTATAAATGGTGCGACATCGACGAACTCGACACGCTGAAGCCGGGTGCTTCGGAGGAAGTCAAGGAAGCCTTTGACAGCGACGGCGGCTACTGGACTGCGTTCGATACCGATCGCGAAAATCTCTGGACCGACAACCACGACCGGGTTCGTCTGGTCGATCACTGGTACAAGAAAGCCGGGGTCTGGCGCTGGTGCCTGCACACCGGTAATTACGAAATCATGTCCGGTGAAAGCCCGTTCAAGAACGAACGCGGCATGTCGATTTCGAAGTACAGTGCCTTCGCCAACATGATCGATATCGACGGCGATCATTACGGCTTTGTCCGCCGCCTGCGCGGGCCGCAGGATGCGATGAACCAGCATCGCTCCAAAGCCATCCACATCATGAACACGCGCCAGATCAAGATCCAGGAAGGTGCTGTCGATGATGTGGAAGTCACCCGTCGAGAAGCAGCTCGACCAGATGGGGCGCTGGTTTACCGCGGCGACAAGAACAATCTGGAAATCATTCAGCAGGATCAGGAGTTCCTGCAGCAGACCAAATATTACGAGGACGCCAAGAACGAAATCGACTCCTTCGGCCCCAACCAGCAACTGATCCAGGAGTTCGGCCAGAACGTCAGTGGCCGCGCCGCCAACATGCTGCAGCAGGCGGGGCTGGCGGAGCTAGGCCCGTTCCTGAAGAATTTTCGGGTCTGGAAACTGGAGCGCTACCGGATGGCATGGGTGGCGGCGCAGACCCATTGGATCTCGCAGCGCATGTTGCGGGTTACCGACGATGCAGAAGTCATGCAGTTCATGGAATTGAATGCCGTCGGTCTTGATGAATACGGCCTGCCGACCCTGGTCAACATGCTCGGTAATATCGATGTCGAGATCAAGATCGACGAGGGCAGGGATTCCGAGAGCGTGATGGGCGACATCTTCGATCTGTTGATGGCGCTGTCGCAGAGCGGTGTGCCGGTGCCGCCGGCTC